AAATCAAAAGTTACTTTGGGATTAGTCATGATCTGGTCTCATCCTGATTTTCAATATCATAAATTTTGCCACACTTGCTATGCTCATATTAGCCATGACCCATCTATAGTCCTGAATGTTCCCCTCTGCCACACTGTACACAAGTGATTCCAGACCTGCAATGTGCTTATCCTCCACTGTGTTGATTCCATATTGATCAAGTAGTTCTGCATCTGGATCACCGCCTATATATTCGACTCTTGACCGTTGGCTTTCGTAATTATGTTTGGATTGCTCAAGAACACTCCCAAGGAGATGAAGTTGTTGATCATTTTTCTGTTTAATAAAAAAAAATCCGCTAATACCTCCTGCAGTTCCGTGTTTGTGATCTTCTTGATTTCAATTGCATCAAGATCACCTTTTAATATGATTCTGATCCAATTTTCCAGATTCTCTATGTCAAGCAATGACTCAAACATCGTGTCAGGATCGTCTCCCACCAATGAACTTTTGAAAGTTTTAATCAGTGCAATATCTTCTCCTATGTTCAATTCAGTCTGCCTGAATTTCTGTCCCTGTATTGTGTAGAACTTCTCATGGACTGGCTTGTCAGTCTGTGTTGCCTCTATTTGGCTCATATTACCTCCTGTTTGGTCGTTTTTTTGATTCATGGTCTCTTACCCTATGCTATTGATGTTGGGTGCATCCTCACCCTGAAATATTCCTTTGTATTATCTGCCACATTTCCTGCTGTTGTCATCCTGATTTTCAATGGGTCCTCCATCTCAACTGTACCACTTGTGCTTGATGACCATGTCTCTCCATTATCATCAGAGTATTGATAGGATGTTTGTGCTATCACTGAATCAAAGTCTGTGGCTGTGCACTTTTCCAGAATTGGTCTGGCATTGACTGCAGTGTGAAATGTTGGGGTGTAAAATATTGCCTGTGGCTGTGATGCATAGCCAAAGGCATCCTTGGTGGTTGAGTTATCTAATTGAAATTTTGTGATCTGTTTTCGGAAATCAAGAGTTTGATCTGTGAAGTTTGTGGCTGTCTCTGATATGGGAATGTCTCTTGTCCCATCATTAAATTGTAGTTTGAGAGTGACACCTGTGTGCTTTAATGGCAGGATGTCTTTGTGTGCCTCCCAGACCAATGTTGAAAGCCTTTCTCTTTGGTTGCCATTGAGTGTTACCACCCCACTTGTGCCTCCAACAATTGACATGGCTGTCTCATTGCCACCATCCAGTTGATAGGTACAGGTCACATCACCGCTCAAATATCCATTGGATTTCCACTTGACCTTGAATGTTGCCTCACCCTTTGTATTGTTTATGGTGACAGTTGGGGTGTAGGATGTTATGACCTTTAAATCATCTTGTCGTGTATAATTATAGACCGTAGGGTCTGCCATGATATTCCCTACTTGTCAAAGATGTAGTTTCTTCTGGGATGGTTTTTCAACAAACCGTGTGGGTCTTTGATGGTTCTGCCTCTTGCTTTGAGATCAACACAATAGTCAAGATTGTCCTCTGCCACCTTGATGACCCTGCCAGAGTTACTGACCGCATCAACAAATTGTGCAGGTTTTTGTTCTGGTTTTGGTTCTGCCTTTGGTTCTGGTTTTGGTTCTGGTTTCTTATTTGCCATGTTGGCTCCTGTGGTTTGACCCTGCACCCACCTGATCAAATGACCAAGTGGGTCAAGGTCTGTTTTATTAGTCCTGTTGGATCAATTACGCACTATTATGAGCAATTGTCCAAGGTCTGGTTGCACTTGATGAGGACTTTTTCGCAACTATTTTAGTTTTGAATCCGTCTGCAAAAGCCCTGATTTGATCACAATCCGTCATGGTGAATGTCATTCCTGTGGAATTTGTTCCACCAGTGGTGGTTTTGATCACAACTTCGCCGAGGTCCTCACAGTCATCAATATCATCAAATTCAGTTGGATCAAGATGACTGACTGTCATCTCCAACGAAGATTTGAAACCGTATGCTGTGACAATCTCTGCCCCATCTTCAATTTCGGTGACTGATTCTTTAAGTTCATCAGAAACTGTTACTGATTCAGGTTTGAGATTCTCCCAGTTGATTTTCTCGGTGTCGCTTGAGTCATTTATAATAACCTGCACCAACCTACCAACAAAGACTTTACTGACACTTAAGTTTGCCATTGTGTTTCTCCTTATGGGTTAAGAGGATGATCATGCTGACCCTTCAAATTTCAGGGTGACAGTTGGGAAATTCAACAGACCTGCATCCAGTCCTCCAAACTCATCCGAGTCCAAGAACTCAAATTCACTTGTCATTGACTGAATGTGGTCACATCCAGAGAACTTGGCATCCACAGCCCCAGATTCACCTATTGATGCATCCAGAGCCTTGAGTGTGTCCACCATTCCCCTTGTGACATCATTGATCTTGGTCATCTCTTTCCCTGCAGATGTGTTCAACACAAATGCCACATTGTAAATTGCCTCGTAGATATTCACGCCCTCATAGGTGTGCTCATCCACAGAACCACTCACAAATGTGATGAAATAAGACTGATCAATTGTGCCTGTCATAAAATTCCCACTGTCAATCCACTGATACTTTTTCAATCTGCTAAACCCAGACAAGTTGGCATCCAATTTGGTTTCAATATGATCTGCACCAAATTCTATGTTTGGGAATGCCATGTCACCTGCTAAAGCCTATTTGTACCAGAGGCTCACCTGTCTTTTCAGAGTCTGTGATTGTAGAATCTTCAGAAAAGGCAAGATCAGTGAGCAGAATTGAATCTGCTTTTGACTGATACAGTTGAGCCTGTTCTGCATGATTGTGATTAAACATCACATTTGCAATCACTTGATAACAGATTTTTCTCTGGATTGGCTTGGACAATTCAAACTCTCTCAACTCTGCAATTTCTGCATCGGTCTTTACATTCCGATACTGATTTTTCAGATCATCAAACAACTGGCACAGAGCCTGATTGATCTCATGAGTGAGACCACCTGCCTCTGCATCTGCCAGAAAGGATGTGATAGTTGGGAGATAGTCTGTGACATCCGAGTCAGAGATTGTTATGTATTCAAAGGGATTAGACAGTGCCATTTACTTACCTTTGCCCTTTGCTTTCGCTTTGGACTTGGCTTTAGCCTTGGCTTTGGCTTTAGGTTTGGGAACCACTTGAAAATTCCTGTCATAGCATGTTAGTAACCATGACCCAAATTTCCCAGATAATTCCTTTACCTCTCCTGCCTTCCATTCTATGTTTCCTCCTGATTCAATATCAGGAGTAATGCATTCAATAATACATTTGATCCACATGATTCAACTCCTCAATTGTTGGTTTAGATTATGATAATGCGTTGACACAACCCTGTTTGAAGGGATTTCTACAAACAAGAACCATGTAACATACGACCGTGAAGGCAATTTCATCTTTGCCTGATGCATCTTTTGCCTCTACCTTAAAAGCACCCTCAATGAGTTTGCCTTCAGAAGTGTAAGACTTCTGGGGTAGATAGTAAAGTGCAAAGTCATTAGCATTGACAAAGTCCATCCTTGCGTTGTTGTACTTGGGGATGGCAATCACAGGGATACCCCTGTAATCAAGAGCCATGAACCGTGCATCACCCTTCGCAGTTGGGACAGGACTGTATCTGCTGTTTGCAGTCAACAGTCCCTCATAAGCAGAATACTGCTTTTGAGATGTCCATATTTGTGAGGGTGGTGAGAGTCTGGAGTCAATCAGATTGTCCCAAACGTCATCCATCATTGCTAATGTTAATGCACTGGACCCACCTGCTTTGACGTAGGAGGCAAACCAAGCATCAGATGTTTGGTCTATTCCTGCCAGATCAGTGTTGGTGTTGCCAACAATATCAGTCACACCGTCAAAGGATGAGGTGCTTGATGCACCCTCTCCCAACATATCCAGTGTGATTGAGTATTTCAGATCATCAACAGACAAAAGTAATTCATCTGCCAACAGGTCTGTGAGTGCATTGTACCCACCTGCCAAGGCTTTGGCTTGAACCATTCCATCAACAGATACGGTTGTCCCATATCTCTTGTAGTCCCACTCCACTGTTTGCCGACCTTGTGCCTGACCCACAGGGATCGCTGATCCCTCCGAGAAAGCACCTGCATAATCAGCCTCATTGGAGGTGACGGTCACTGCCTGACCAGACTTGTGCATTGGGATTTGTATTCTCGCTTTGCCAGATGACAGACCTACCTGTCCCAAAAACCCTGCAGTGTTTGCAAAGGCTTTTTGGAATTCTGGGAAAGCAACTGTGTTCAGAATGTTCTGAACTTGTGTTGAGGCTACATTCGCCATTTCAATTCTCCTTGATTAAAGTTAGAGGAAAACTGTTCTGGCTATGGTCTATTTACAAGGCTTTCTGGAGTTCTTGTGAGACGAACTTTGAAACTTGTTCTCTGTCACTCAAGTCATCTGGTTGCTCACCGTTTGGTTGAACCTTTGGTGTGCCTTTTCCAAATGTAGGTGAGGGAGGTGGTCCAGAGCCTTCAAACAAACCGAGTTTCTCCACCTTTCCAAGTGATTCACTCATGTTTGCAATAGCATCTGGATCAAGACCTGTCAGATCAATTTTCCCATCATCATTCTGACTGACATCCAAGAAAGACTTTGCTTTGTCCCAGTTGGTGTGTGACGAGTATTTGTCCAGTTTCTTTTGGAGGTTGCTCCTTGCACTTTCAGTCCATTGTTTTTCTTTTTCCTTGAGTGTCTGAATCTCTGCTTTGAGTGCAGAATCATCAAGAGAATTGACTTGGCTTGTGAGAGAATCTACCTGTGCCTTGAGTTCTCTGTTGTCCTTGGCAAGAGATTCATTGTTGATCCTCTTGTCCTTGTTCTCTGATCCAAATACTTGGACCTTTGCCACCATGTCATCAAACAAACCGCCCATTTTCTGAAGGGCAACCTTGACCTCACTGGAGTCCATTTCAGTTCCTTTAGAACTGACCTCATTGAGGATTTCATGAAACGATTCAGCCATTTGGTGAATCTCCTATCATTATTTGGTTGTCAATTTAACAAATCATTTTTGTATTTGTGTAATGTTTTTTTTAATCAGGCACAATTAACACATCAGATGCCCTGATGATGGAGCCTGAATAGTGTGTTGATAGTTGTTTCATGAATTTCAATCCATCATGGGGAAATAAGAACTTTCCTCTCTTACCTACATGCGTATATATGCCATTAGCCTTGAGTTCCTTTGCTATGAATTTACTCCCTTCAAACCTGCATGATTTTCCCACCAGTTTCACTGTGCAAATCACACGCCTTGTCACAGGATATTCATTCAATTCGAACCCATATATCTCAACTATTTTCATTAAGCACTCCCTTTAATAAACTTCAGATTCTTTCCCTGATACAGTGCATCCTTTCTCGCCCATCCAGAATCCCATCCAGATTCAAGATGTGTTCCTGTATCAAGTACCCTGTCAAGTCTACTGATAAAGGTATCAATGGCAATATCACTCAAACCAGATTCCTGTTTCAATCTGGACCTGACAGTATCCTCATTTGATTTCATGTTTCTCAATTTCTTCATCCAATATGGTGACACCTTATTCCCTGCAAACTCTGTGAATGGTGTCCCATTCGCAGTTGGACCATGACCCTGTGGGAGTGCCAGACCATTATCTATCAGTGCAATCCTCAATTGCATTATATCTTGCTCAACCATCTTTGTTGATTTTGCTGACTTCCACTTCTGTTCTGCCTTTTCTCTGTTCTTTACCGCCTCAATCTTTTTTGTTTTATAATTATTTAACTCATCTACACGTCTACTTTTGTTCTGTTTTTGTGTGTATATATAGTTTTTTGCTCGGTTTATTGCTTTATCAATATCAAGCCCATCCCTGTACCATCCATCATTCTTGACAACCAACTCACCACTTTTCTTCTGTTGCTTTAATTTGTTGAGTTTTACAGTCCCCTCATCAATGTATTTATTATCCTTGGCAACCAAGCGTTCGTATGTCTGAAGGTGACTGTCCAACATAGCCACTTTGTTCTTTGCCTTTTCAAATTCTTTCTTTGCCTCTCTCTTTGGATATGTTTTCACTTTCCCTTTTTTCGTAACAATCTTACCCATCCAGTTTCCACCATGTCTATCAGAGTTCTGCCCCATAGAGTCAAGCAGATACCATCCCTCCTGTTGCCTATCGCTCACAAGAGATTTCCATGTCCCACTGTGTCCTCGATTGTAGAGAACAACATTTAAATCAGCCGAACTTTTGTACCCTTCCTTGAACCTCTGGAATGATCCAATCTTGCCTTTGTGTTTTCTCATCACTGTCACAGGAACCATGCCAAGACCCATTTCCTCATCTATGATGGACATACCCACCTCTCTCTTGTACTGATTGCCAATCTTGATCCCATCTCTCAATTGTTGCCCTACTTTTTTTGGGTTTCCTTTAGGCATTCCATATTCTTTCTCATGTGCTTTGTACACTCCCTTGACATCGTTCTCCAGTAGCCATGCCTCATTTACATGCCTTGTGGCATTGAGTTCTGACTCTCTTTTGATTTTATGGGTCTCAAGTGCTTTCCTGTCTTTTGAGTGTGTTTTCCCTGCCTTACTCTTACCCCTTACCTTGGGACCTTCTGTGAGTGGAGCCTCAAGCAATGTCTGCTGTGCATCCATCTCTGCAATGAAATTCTTTTGTGCAACCGCAACAACCCTGCCCTTATTGTCCACATAAGATGTGGACTTTGGAGCAACCTTTGCCTGTTTTTGAATGACCTGTTGCATCCTGATGTCCCTGACCCCAAGGATTTCATCTGCTTGTGCACCACCTTTTCTTTCTCTCCATATACGATTTGATACTGTTGTGACCTTTTCACCCCTTTGTACAGGTCTCAACATGCACTTGCATCCAATGTTGCACTCTGTATCACCCCACCTTGGAAGTCCCCTGCCAAGATCAAGCCATCCCTGTTTGGTCCTTGGTGGCATAGAGCCGTGCCTTAAACAGTCCACACAGCCTGTTGCATTTGGGTCCCTCACCCAGAGATACAATAGACCATGCCCTACCCTCAAGGCTTCCAATGGCTTGGCAACCATCCTCTGCTCCTGATCCCCTATCATCCTGTGGATTTTCTTTTTGATCCCTACAAAGTTTCCTTTGTAGTTTGGTGATGCGTATTGCTTTGCATCTGCAACCAGACCCCTCCTCACCTGTGCATGGCTCTCACCATTCAGGACTCTCCTGTATGCATCTGCTCTTGCCTGATTCATGATGGCATCAATTTCACCATCCAATTCAAGTGCAGTCAGATCAACCAGATACTGTGTTCTCCTGTTATTCAAGCAATGTTCCTGCCAAACTTTCTGGCTTGTTTGACCAGTTGCTTTTCTACTTGTCTGTCAGCCTCCTTTGCCAGTCTCTTAAAAAACTGTGATCCTCTTGGCAATTTATGAAAGACTCCACTGTATCCCTCCTGATTGTGCCACCTGAACAGTGATCTGTATGTGGGTGGATTCTTTGCCTTGCCAACTGCACTCCCACCCTTATACAGATACTTGCCACTGTGTTTTCTCCCAGATGCAAACACAAGCAATTTCAATGGCTTTGCACCAAACTTGATTCCACTTTTCATTGTTTCACCTGTGCTCACAAGCCAGTGGTTCTTTCCTTTTTTCTTTTGGGTGCTCTTGGCATTGGATGGGGCATGGTCAAGATTGATGCCCCTCTTGGTATTCAATAGGGATTTATATGTTGGGTAGGTGGTTGTAGGCTGACCAATGATGTTCTTTTTTGCCTCCTTGGTGAAAAACCTCCTAAAGTCCAGTTTTACTTTAGCCATGATTGACCCAGTTTCAATCCACCTTTGACAATCCTCTCTGCATGTTTCCTGACTTCAATCCTCATTTGTTCAGTCAGTTCTGCCTTTTCTTTTTTGGTTGTTGCCCTGATGATCTTTGGTATGTGCTTGGCAATGATCCTGTTCATCCTCTCCTGTAGTTTGACAGTGAGAATCTGTTCTTTGTCTATTAGTTCACCGAGTTCATCCCTCAAGTCAGATGCAACATAGACCTCTTTGATTGGCATTATTCTGCCTCAAGAAGTTTACCATTGCTTTCTACAGGGACAGATTCTGACAGTGGTGGTGGAGACATGCCAAACAAATCATCAAACTCTTGGATATTGTCCTTGATATATTGTTCTGCCTCATCTCTGCTCATCTCTGGGTTTTTCCTCTGGACCCAGTCCACAGCACTGATCACACCATCCTCCATCTGCATCTTTGCCAGTTCATAGTCAGCCTTCTCATCACTGATCACCTTGGGTTGCTGATAGTCTATGATCAGAGTGTCCATCACATTTGGGTTGATCTGGTTGTCTGGTCTGTGGTAGTTGTTGCACTCAATCAGTTTCTCAACCAGTCTCAAATCATTCTTTGTGACCTTCATGATGTCAGATGCCCATTGCCTCAACAGTGGTTCATTCTTGATCCTCAATGCAATACCAGACAAGTCCTGCTTGAGTTGGGTCTTGAGCACTGACTCCACACTGTAGGTTGCACTGACCATGTCCACCAGTTGGTCAACATACTTGAGGACATCCTCTGTGTAAAGGTCTGCAGAAAGAATCTGCGTGGGTGCTCCTCCCTCTCCTGTGAATGCGTTTGCACTAAAGATGGGGTTTCTCAAGCCAGTCTTGATCTTGCCCTTGATGTCCTTGGTCCCAGTTGGTTCAAATCCCATGATCAGCAATCTGATTGCCTCCCTGATGGTATCATCCTGCAGTACAGTGAGCAACAGGTTGATGGACCTGATCAGTTCAATCAGTGAGTCCATACCATTGCCCCAGAAAGAATCCTGTCTCCTGTACCTCATTGTGACCCAAGGAAAGTAATCACCAACAAACATGTCATTGATCTCCTCACCAAATGAAAACTTTTCACCAAGGATGTCCCTGCTTATTGGATCATAGATAGGTGTGTCTGTCATGAAGTAGTGCAGTCCCCTGATCCTATCCCAAATTATATACATCTGGGTGTTGTCATCTGTGATGAAGGGATATGCAACTATCATGGGATCATAGAAATGCTCTGGCAGTTCATAGACCAGTGAAGTCCCTGCATTGTACTGCTCAACAACAAGCCTGTCTATGTCCTCCACCCATTTGCAGTGAACCATGATGGTGTTGTGCATCTTCATCTTGATCATATTGTCTGCCATCAGGTGCTTGATGTCCACCTCATCAAATAGAGCCTCAAGCCGTTCTTGGTCTTGACCCTCATTATCAAACTTGATGATGGGTGGTGTGTTGTACACTGAACAAATCTTGTCCAAGAATGCAGGGATGAAATAGTCAAGGGTGATCAGTTTCATATCATCCAAGTCCTTTGCATCAGAGTAATATTTGCCAAGGTCCTCTTTGAGTTTGCCTTGGATGTGGACACTGTCCTGCTCCAGAAAGAAATCTCTGATGGATGCTCTCCGTTGTAGGTCAGCCAGTTGGTTCTTTTCTATTAATGAATAATTGACAGCATGAACTGAATCAAAAGATGATTGCATGGTCTATCCTCCTATCATTTGGTGGTTTTTTTGGGTGGTGTAGAACTTATCTGCAAACAGTATCCATGAGATGTAATCAAATGCATCACTGGCATGGGTTCTCATAGGATCAACCTTGCTCTTTGCTCCCTTGCCGTCTGTCTCATTGCTCTGCAGATCAGAAATTAAATATTGTGCTTTGTCTGTGATTGAAATTCTCTTGTGTTGAATAAGACTACAGATCACATTGACCCTGTTGTTGATGTTGGGGTTTTTCCTTGGGACCTTGAGAATGACATGCCAGTTGTTGTTGATCAACTCATCCCTGATCAGGACATAGTCTGATGTGAAATCCCTGTGGGTCTCATACTTTGAGGATGCATCCCCTGTTACATAAATCATCTTTTCTTTTACATGCTCATACTTCTTGCAGAACTCTCTGATCAGGTGCTGTGTCTTTGCATTGTATTTCATGACCATCTCATCAATGACAATGATGTGCCCATCCACCTCTTGACAAACAAGCCAGATCATAGGGCTCTTGTTGAAATCACAGGTCAGCCACAGTGGTGATCTCTCATCTCTTGTGACTGTACTTTTCACAACTTGAACTGGATCAAAATTATAGTACAGAGTCCCCTCGTAGGTTTCAAAGGTTGCCTCAAACTCCTGCCTGAATGTTCTCTCATCCATCTCTTTCTCTGCCAGTGCTATCTCATCAGGGTCTACACAGCCTCCATCTCTGGTCTTGTACTCATACACAGCCCAGTCAGGATCATTCATTGCTCTCAAATACAAGGAATGAAAATGGTTGTATCCTGAAGGTGTCCCAGTGAACAGTGCTTTGCCTCTGGTGGTTGACAGCATTGGCAGGATCACCATCTGCCAGACCTCTGGTTTCATGTAGGCATACTCATCCAGAACAACCTTTGTCAAGCCAACACCCCTCAATAGATTGGCTCTATCTGCCCCAACAATCCTGATCTCATTGTTGTTTGGCAGGATGGCTTTCAGTTCTGTTTCATTGAATTGGCATTTGGTATCAGACAACATCTGCTTGAGTACATTCCAAGCAATTAGTTTACCTTGCCTATAGGTGGGAGCCACAAAGAATCTGATGTCATTTGTGGTAAATTTCCCTGACAGTAACCATGTCAAGGACAGCCATGTCTTGCCCCATCTTCTCCCTGCCACCAATATGACAAATCTGGTATTCTCGTGGAGCAGTTTTATTCTTTTATCATCAACTCTAATTTGCATCAAGCATGGACTTCACTCTTATCAATTCAATTGGCTTGACCTGATCCTGTTTGGGTTGTCCATTGTCTGATTGTCCAAGATGTTGCTTTCCCCACCATATTGCCATGACAGGAACCTCATGTGCCATTCTGAACTGTGCTCTCCTTACAGAGTGCTGACCACCCAGACTGCCTTTTTTATAAAGGCTGTCAAAAGTCTCTCCTCTTTCATCCTTACACCTACGCTGTAAAGTCCTCACTGATACAGCAAGGACTTTACTGATTTCTTCTTGGGTGCATTGGATTTCACAGAGGCTGTCAAAGACTCCCCAGTCAATATCTATTTTCGGTCTGCCTGTTTTGACTTTTGTCATTCCTTTGCTCCCAAGTTTCTTGGTGGGAGAGTAAAAGTCACACTACAATTTAGTCAACAAATACCTCTCAATTACAGTTTTTATTTCTTCACCTGCCTTTTTGGTCCCTTTTTTCTGCTCTACAGTCAGGGAAACATGATCAATGTCATCATCATATATAAACCCAGAACCTATCAAGGCATCAATCATCCACTTGTGTGCACCATATAGATTGTCCTTGTCCATTAGCCTTTTTCTGTATGATCTTATGAGGAGAAAATAGGTGGCTTTTTCCATGGCTTTTGGAATCTGGTCTTGGTCCATATAGTGTTTGAATATCCAAGTCCATTTCTTTTTCTGCTTGTGTGTGATGGACCAGTGACCCCTCAATGATTTGTTTAGGGTGGGCACAATTGCACTCTTGCCCCATTCTTTTTCTGTGAGGGTGAGGATGACCTTGTCTTTGGAAATTTCAGGTGAGGGGTGGATGACACTACTCATGCGGACCCCTCACCCTATTGACTGCACCAAACTCGGATGAGTTCCTCGGAGACTGGAGAGGTTTAATGATACAGCCTTCAATCATTTAATACTTCATCAATGAGTTTTCTGATGTCTGTTTTTGACTGTTTCCTGACAGTTTGTTGTGGCACATACAGCATCCTGACTCCTCCTTGATACTTTGCCTTGATGTGCTTTCTTTCAATCAGTGCCTTGACCCACAATGATACTGTGGTCTCTGTGACATCATACAATTTGGCAAAGTAGCCATTGGTAGCAAAGCAATACCCTTTCTTATTGGACAGTGCTGTGATCTCTGAAAACAGAATCTTTGCACCCATAGAGATGTCATTGTCATACCTGACCTTGGCTGTCAATATTGAATAATAAGCAGGTTTTGATATCATTTCATCTCTCCTTTATCCATTTATTCCCAAAGCATAAATACTGCATAGTTCTCCAAAACCAGTTAGGTTCTTTACCTTTTTGCGGTGTCCATTCAATATCGGAATCACTACCAAATAACTGACAAGTCCATTTGCT